CAATAACACTACCAGAAACCGGTCAAGAGTCAGAAGTTGCTGATTCCTTAGCGATTGGTGTGTATGGAGATTCAATTCCATTTTTATCCGGTGCTGCTTCACAGGTTGCATTCACTTATAAAAGACTTGGAGGAGATGTCCTGGATATTGAATTAACTGCTAAGAACGTCTATAACCACTACGAGGAAGCTGTTTTGGAGTATTCCTATATCTTGAACCTCCATCAAGCTAGAAATGCCTTGGGGAGCGCATTAGGAGGTCCTACGGGCACATTTGATCACAAGGGCGAACTAGAAGGTGGACAAGAAGGAATCGCAACCAAATATCCAAAGTTTCAATTTGATTATGCCTTCAGAGCTGCAGATAAATTTTCAACAGAAGCTGTGGTTGGTGGAACTGAGCCTGTCTATTCTGCTTCTTTTGATATCGTGTCGGGCCAGCAAGATTACAACCTACAAGCAGAAGTTGAAAAAATGGCCGCTGATGACCCTACTTTACCATGGGCAAGCATGTCCAGCAAGAGAATTAAAATTCGTCAGATATATTATGTAACCCCGCGGCAAATGTGGAGATTCTATGGTTACTATGGTGGCCTGAATGTTGTTGGAGACTTCCACAACTATGGACAATATGCTGACGACTCTACTTTTAATGTAATTCCACCATGGCAAAATAAACTTCAAGCAATGGCCTATGAAGATCATTTATATACGAGAACATCTCACTATTCATATGAAATAATAAACAATAGTGTTAAGATATATCCAGTACCAGATTCAATAACCGATAACAAATTTTGGTTTAGATTTACAGTTGGTGGAGATGATGCATTTGAGGATTCGAATGGAGACAATGGTGTTGATGGCGTCAATAATATGAACACAATGCCGATGGAGAATATACCATATGAGAATATAAATTCAATTGGTAAGCAGTGGATTCGAAGATTTGCATTGGCGTTATCCAAAGAGACTCTTGGACAAATAAGAGGAAAGTTTGGCGGGAGCATTCCAATTCCGGGAGATAACGTTACGCTCAACGCCTCAGATCTATTAAGCCAATCGTCCACAGAACAACAAGCTTTGAGAGAAGAGCTTAATAAGCAATTGGACGAGATGCTATATTCCAAACTTGCCGAAACCGATAAAGCCATGGTCGATAATATGGATGCTATCGTTTCTAAGGTCCCAATGAAGATTTTTGTTGGATAATAAATAAAAATTAAAGGAAAACTATAATGTCTAAATGGGAAAGGCCAACGCAACCACCATCTCCGATGTTTCTCGGAGAAAAAGAAAAAAACCTTGTTAAGCAAGTCAACGATGAAATCATCGAAAGAGTTGTTGGTCAGCAATTATTATATTTTCCGATCGACCTAGAGGCCACTCCATACCATCCATTGTATGGAGAGGCTATCCAAAAAAATTTTTTGCACCCTTTAAGGGTTTTTGCTCTTGTTACTTACAATGGAGTGGAAACTGCGGACCTTGAAAACATGGCTTTGGACAAAACCACAAAGATAACTGTAAATTTTCACAAGAGAAGACTTACGGAAGATCAAGAACTCTTCGTAAGAGAGGGCGACTTCGTTAGATTCGGACCTATTTACTATGAGATAGTCAAATTAATCGAACCAAAACTACTTTTTGGACAACCAGAGACGAGATTTGAGATATCAGCCGAGTGCATAAGAGCAAGAGATGGACTATTCAATGCAGAATGAAACTTTAAATACACCTTCTACATTAGAAAATATAGATACAGCTGTCTATAGATTTGTTAATGAAGAAATTGACCCACATACTCTTACCAATAACGGTCGAGACAAGGTAAAAGTCATCTGGCTTGGTACAGAGAGAGCTTTCCAGATCAAAAACAATAAAGAATTAAGAGATGGTGTTGGAAAATTGATTCTTCCGCTCATAACTGTGTCTAGATCTTCGGTTTCTCGTGATGATTCATTTAAAGGACCCTTTCAGGCAACCTATAGTGAAGAGAGAATCAATGGAGAAGACTATATCCCAATCAGAACAGTCATAAAACAAGATAAAACTCAAAATTTCCAAAATGCCGATCATCTAAAAGAGACAGAAGGCACAATACACGGAGTTTCGTCATCAAAAAAAGTAGTATATGAAACTCACTACGTACCAAAGCCGGTCTACATCACATGCAATTTTGATATTCATATCAGAACAGAGTATCAGCAACAAATGAATGATATCTTGTCTTTATTCATTCCTAAAAACAAAAACTATGTTATCATAGAGAACGAAGGGTATAGGTATGAAACATTTATTCAAGATGATTATTCAATAAGCAATTCTACAAACCTAGGTCAAGATGAAAGAATGTTTACGGCCAAGATACAGTTGAAAGTTTTGGGATACTTAACAAGTAACTCGAATAGACAATCTCATGTAGTAAAAAAAGAGTCAATCGTCGAAGTCAAAATTCCTAGAGAAAGAGTTATTGTTGGAGATTCAAAGCCATGGGATAAGACAGGCGAGAAATTTAGAGATTTATGACTTTGAGCTTTCATTTGACTATTTACTAGGAAATAACATTTTAATAGGAGAAAATTAATGCCTACCAAGTTTGACTTTGTGTCTCCCGGAATTGAATTACGCGAGATTGACCAATCACAAGTTGCCTCTGTGCCCGAAGAAGATGGTATTCTACTTATTGGTAGATCCAGAAAAGGACCTTCAATGAAGCCAGTTAAGGTTAGCAGCTTGGAATACTTTGTTGACGTATTCGGTGCACCAATGGACGGTGTAAAGCGTGGAGACCCATGGAGACAAGGTAATACAGGCGCTGCTTCATATGCAGGATATGCTGCACAAGCTTATCTAGCTTCAGGTGTCGGACCAGTTAAGTTTATTAGACTTGGCGGGTTGTCGAATCCAGATGATCCAACGGATGGATTGGCCGGGTGGAAGGTTGATCATGGGTTGAATGGAACTAGAACAAATTGCTCTGGAGCAATTGGATTATTTGTCGCTCCGAGTGGAACCGCTCAAGTAACTGGAACTCTTGCGGCTATTTTCTATACAAATGAAATCTCCCTTGCTTTAACGGGAACCATGTTGGATGGAAACGCACTGACCGCGGAAAAATCCACAACCTTTGTTAAATCAAGTGGTAACAACAATGATTTTAGCGCTGTATTGGATGACGGTACAGATCATAATATTACTTTTAACTTTAACAAAAATAGTGTTAGCTTTATTAGAAACGTATTCAATACAGATCCAACTTTATTTGATGATAATGCAGCTTCTTATTTCTTGGGAGAGACCTTTGAGTCTCAAGTATTAGAGTTGAGTGGCGCCAACACATCAGGTGGTCTTGTTGCTTTTTTCGCAGGGTTGAGAGATGGAACTTCGACTAATAATGATTGGACAGTGTTTCAAAATGAATTAACTCCTTCAAAGTCTGGCTGGTTTATTGGTGTTCAGCCGTCACAAAAAAAGTTATTTAGACTTGTTGCATTGGATGACGGAGAAGCATTCCAAAAAGAATATTACGTTGTAGTAAAAGATTTACGAGAAGCTTCTGTTTCTAAACCGGATGCAACATTCTCAATTGAAGTTCGCAAATATGGACAACCTGGTTATGTGGAAAAGTTCTCCAACCTTACTTTAAATGCTGATTCTCCCAATTTCATCTCTAAAAAGATTGGAGATCTGCATCAATATTGGAAAGAAGGTACTGGAGGTCTATCTGGTAAGATTAATATTGAAGGCACCTTCCCTAACTCATCTGACTTAATTCGAGTTGAACTAGCTGGTGGGGTTAATCGATCTGATCTTCCTGTTGGTTTTGTCGGTCCTCGTCGGCCATCCGCTGTTGAAGTTAATGGTGGAGGTACCACAGAAAGTGATTGGATTGCTGGAGGAACAAACATTCCCGATGGAGGCAATATAGGCATTTTCATCTCAGGTGGTACTTCAGGATACAGTGCATCTATTGAATTCCCAACTCACCTATTAACTACTACCGGCTCTTATCTCGGCTCTAGAGACTATCCGGCTTCTCAAGAGTTTGGCCTTCGTTTCAAGCAATTGAATGGTCGTGATGAAACAATTGGAGATGTAGGAATTCTTCGTAATGCAATAGACCCCCATTTAGCCGAAGGTGACGGCTTAGACAAAGCAGCATACGTATTCTCTTTAGACGATATTATTGCCGATTCAACTGAGACATCATTTTATTTCAAATCTGGATCTTATGATACTAGTACTTCTCTATCTGCAACCCAAAATATTAGCTACGTTATTAGCGAAAAAGGAGTCAAACAATTTGCTGCTCCTTTCTTTGGTGGTTTCGATGGAAACAATATCCTACTTGATAACCCTTATAACGAAGCTGAGCTGACTGAGTCTGCTGGATATGCTTTACATACTGTTAAACAAGCAATTGAAATGGTTGCAGATAGAGATATTCTTCGCTACGACCTTATTTCAATGCCTGGGATTACTAATGATGTTCTCGTTGGAGATCTTTTAAGACAAACAGAAGCTCGCGGTGATTCTCTAGCTATCGTTGACTTGAAAGGAATTTACCAATCAGCAGAAGACTTGGGAGAGCAAAACCCAAGCGAACAGAGCATCACAACCATCGTAGATAAGGTTAACGAACTTGGCTTAAACACTTCCTACGGAGCTGCATATTACCCCAATGTGAGACTCAGAGATAATTTAAATGGTAACGGGTCAGTTCTTTTCGCACCACCTTCTGTGGCTGCTATCGGAGCAATTGCTAAATCAGAAGCTGATTCTCAACCATGGTTTGCTCCTGCTGGTTTTCAGCGTGGAGGCTTGAATCCATTGGGAGGACAAGGAGGTCCAGCAGTTTTAGGAACTGTTGAGCACTTAACAAAAGCAGATAGAGACAAGCTTTATGAAGTTAACATTAACCCAATCGCTCGCTTCCCAGCAACAGGAGACACTGTGGTGTTTGGTCAAAAAACACTTCAACAAGAAGCCTCAGCTCTTGATAGAATCAATGTTCGTCGCATGATGAACTATATCAAAAAAGAGATCGGAGATATTGCCGACACAATCTTGTTTGATCAAAATGTCCAAACAACTTGGGCCTCTTTTAAGAATAGAGCAGAGACAGTGCTTTCTCAAGTGTACACGGACTTTGGTATTTCCGAATACAAGCTCGTTCTTGACGAGACAACAACCACACCAGATCTTCAAGATAGAAATATCATGTATGCAAAGATCTTTGTTAAGCCAGCTAAGGCAATTGAGTTCATCGCAGTTGATTTTGTTATAACTCAAAGCGGCGTAGAATTTTAATTTAAACTAGTTAAGAACAAATAGGAGAACCAATAATATGTCTTTCTGGACCAGTAACGCAGTAGAGCCCAAAAGAAACTTTCGATGGAGAGTATCATTTAATATTCCTGGTAGCAGTGGCGCTAACGCTACCACACCCACACCTATCTGGTGGGCAAAAACTGTTGATACCCCATCTTATGAAGTAACAAGCGTTGAGCATTCTTTTTTCGATAATACATTTAAGTTCCCAGGTCGAGTAAAGTGGAATGATGTGAAGATGACCTTAGTTGATCCAATCACTCCGAATGCAGTTCAGGCAACAAATCAAATTATTTTGAATTCTGGTTACTATATCAAGGATAAAGATACTGCAGATAAAGACTTTGGAAAAAAACCAACATCAATAACTAAATCTGCAGCGGTGAGTGCGACTGGTGTTGTTATGATTGAGATTCTTAACGGCGCGGGCGAACCAGTAGAAACATGGACTTTAAAAAACCCATTTATTACAAATGTAAGCTTTTCAAACTTAGACTACTCAAATGACGATATGAGAACAATTGACTTGACTTGGAGATATGATTGGGCGGAATGTGAAAATAAAGATATAAGTAACGGAATTAAAGATCAGTTTAAAAAATAACCAAAAGCTAATCAAGGAGTCATGAGTGAGTTTCTGGACGAGCACAGATATAGAACCCAAAAGAAACTTTAGGTTTAGATTAAGCAATGGAAAGAGTTTCCACTGGTGGTGGGCTAAAACAGTCGACAGGCCTTCTTTTGATGTCTCAAACAGTGAATATCAACTAATCAATCACAAGTTTAAGTATCCCGGGATTGTAACTTGGAAACCAATAAGTATAGCAGTTGTTGATATAGGTCAAAGAATTGATGAACTTTACACAGAACTACGATTGTCTGGCTATACAAATCCAAGTGAACCTACACAAAGCTGTGGTTTGGAAAAAGATTACACCAGCAATATAGATAAAATGAAAATAGAGCAACTAAAAGGTGACGGAACTCCAGCAGAGACTTGGACTTTATATGGGGCCTTTATTACATCAGTATCGCTCTCCAAATTAGATTATTCTAGCGATGATTTATCAGACATAACAATTGAAATAGCATATGATTATGCTACCTTAACATAATGGAGGTATAATGGGAAGAAATTCCAATCGTCTTGGATTAGACAACAAACCAGAGCACTCAGATGCTCCACCAATGAGTCCACTAAACTTTGTGGCTCCAACAGAAATCGTAGATCTCCCTTCTAAAGGGTTAGGCTACCCAGACGACCATCCTTTAAGCGGAAAAGATTCAATTGAAATCAAATATATGACCGCAAGAGATGAAGATACCTTATCAAACCAGTCTTTATTGAGAAAAGGAATAGCACTTGAGAGAGTATTGGAAAACATCATCATAGATGCTCAAATTAGCCCCTCAAGCCTTCTTGTTTGTGATCGCAATGCAATACTTATCCAAGCACGTGCAACGGCTTACGGACGAGGATATGACGCCGTGGTGACGTGCCCAAAATGTACCACAAAAAACGATATGGTATTCGACCTCATGAAGCCAAAGATTGAAGGAGGGTGGACAGCGGACATGAAAGATGTTCAATATATTGGTAATGGACTCTATCAGACAACCATGCCCGGGACAAAGTTCACCATTCAATTTCGTTTAGCAAATGGTGAAGATGAAAATCGCATTATGGAGATGGCTGTTCAAGGAAAGTCAGTTGATTATGGTGCCGTTGAGCAGTACAAAAAGATGATTAAGTCTGTTGAGAATTATTCAGAAGAAGAGGTCATCAATTCTTATGTCGAGAACATGATCATTGCAGATGCGGCACACCTTAAGGATTGTCTCAAAAAATGTACCACAAGCATTAGAGTAACAGAAAATCTAACGTGCAAACAATGCTCTAACGAGCAGGAG